CACCCAGAGCTCGATCCACTTCCAAAGGTAGTCAAGACTCAAAAGCATCTATACCACTGAATAACTCTAAAAGTGATTCAGGGAACACCACCTCTCCAGCAGCACTATCTCAAAGTGGATCCGCCAAATATCGCGGAGCTTCCATGGCCATATCTGTATCGTAAGTGTATGAATTGTAAGCAGCTGACTGAGCATTGGCGAAAATACTAGCTATGGAGTTATATAAGCTAGGATAATCCTCATTCGCCAGATGGAAGCATCTTGATATCCTCTTGAGAGACATACTCATAGGAACTCCTCTAACAATCAATAGTTTGCTATAAGCATACACTGCACCAGATGCCCAGGTTTCTTCCCTCTTAATGGGCAGTCCGAGGGAGTCAAAGAAATCAAATATTTTGTGCAAGACCCTCCTTGCCTCAATGCGAAACAACGGTTTTTTCTCCGGTTTCATCTTCCTGGACCACCGATTAAATGTAATAGAAAGTACTTGATTGTCACCTTGCCCCATTAGCGCAATGGTGACTGGATCCTTTTTCAAAATATACTTTAACACAGCGACAGTTAGCAACGTCCAACCTTTTTGTCTAAGTCCCTCGCAACCGCCTTCTTGATCGGTCCAAACCAGTTCTCCATTTTCCCCCAAAATCTGATCTGGGGTAGGCCATTCTTCACCATCCGCGCAATAAAACAATGTTTTCTTAAATAAGTCGTGGGTGATGGAATAAACACACTTGAACCCGAATAAAGCGTCCAATTGTTCAAACATCGGGATAGTATTGCAGGACCTGAAATTCAAATTCCACTTTTCAAAATCCATATTAACAATGATTCGAACAGGATCTAACCAATCCGAATGCTTATTGTTCATTTTTATTTGTTTCTTGGTGACGGAGAGCAAGTCGTCTGTTAGTGTGATTTCAGGTATTAATTTTAAAATAGTCTTGGCCAGTAGAGCCTCTGTATAACCAAAGTATAATTTCAGAGGCATCGACATGAGTGAAAATAACCTGGGCTTTGTTTTCAACTCTCTCTCTTTAGGAGTTACACCGATAGTCAGCTGTTCAGATGGGAGACCTCCATCCCTATCGATTTGCAAAAGAAATTCATAAGGGTTAGGCTCAGGATTTCTCAGATAATTGCACAACACCCGCCTCTTTTGCCATATCGACTGCCAACTTCATGTCTTTGTGGGCATGCTGAAGGGGAAAGTTTGGCGAATGATCCTTTCTGAGCATCTTTGGACCTTTGAG